GGAGGTCGTCGGCGAGAAGGAATGGAATGAACGCATCGAGAAGAAGCGCAAATTGAATGCTTATGCCGAGGGGAAACTTGCCGAGGAGGTGACGTGCGACATCGTTGGAGAGGCGTTGAACGACAAGGAAGCGTTGAAGCGTCTTGCCGAGTCGCTGAGAGGAGAGAAAGGCATTTTTGCCCGTCTGCGTGACGCAGTGGCGAGGATGGTCGAGTATTAATGCCACTGTCATTTCAAGTGCTGACGGAGCAAAGATAAAAAACAATCTTGGAACACTTGCAACAAATTATGAGAATAATGTGAGCGAGGAAATAAGCATTGTTATTTCAAGCCACAAAAACAAAGGCTTGCACAATGACGGCAACGCCCATATCATAGAATATTCCTACTCAAAACGTGCGCTTGAAACGCAGAAGGCAAGCCTTTGGCCGAGATGATCCGTTCGGTATCTGACGCATTGGTTGGTGAAGAGTTCAAAGACACGACAGGCTTGGCCGAGCGCGAGGAGGTTAACGGCAGTTCAGTCCGTGAGCATCGTGTATACCACGGCAGCGGAGCGGACTTCGATGCTTTTGACCACTCGCATATGGGCGAGGGAGAAGGTGCGCAAGCTTACGGCTGGGATACTTATGTGACCGAAGTGGACGGTATCGGCAAGACGTATGCTATTCAGAATACAACAACGCACAATGATGCTTTACGTGCATTGCAACACGATGTAGATGCCATATCTGACCAACTTAACAGACACCGGGGATGATTTGAAGTATGACGAAGAACAGCTAAAACGTGCTAATGAATGGAGAGCTGAGGCTGAACTTGCCTATGATTACCGACAATGACAAGTTCTTCCAAAAACATTATATAACCCGCACACTATTTATCATAATACAAATTATAGGATTAATTATTAACTTTTAAATATAACAATTATGACTAAGAACGAAATTATCAGATTCTTACAAAAACTTTCCCCCTACTGCATTAAGTCTTTGGGTCTTGTTTATCATAAGATGACTAGTAATGGCTCTTACTACTATCTGTATAACTATAGTGCCATGGCTCAGTTTACTGATGTTCCTCTCTGTGAGGTTTTGTTGTCTTTGTACAAACTTCGTAGTTATGTCCGTGTCATACATCTTGTTTATTTTGACAGGCAAGGACAAATGCAAGAAATTCACTATAAGGTTAAAAATTTCTCTAATTGCGGAACTTTGTCGAATTTTATTAACTCTAAATAAAAAAAAATGGAAAAATCAATTAACTATCTTGTGTCAATCACTACTACGAAAATTCCTAACGCTAAACCGCACTTGGTGCGCTGTCCGGCTAACCAGATTCAGCAATTGATGTTCGAGTTCCCCAACTCTATTTTCTTAATTCAAGAACTTCCGGATTTTGTCTCACATCCCGAACTTCTCGACAATGAGGGGTCTAAACGTTAAACTCTAAATAAATGTAAAATGAAACCAACTGCTAAAAAGAATCTTATCAAATGGCTTACCTACATTCTTACTGCAATACTCGGTGCTTTAGGTGGTAACCAAATTCCATTGTAACATTCGTTCTTTACATATTAATTAAAATTTTGTTATTGATGTTTGAGAGATTGCTCCATACCTGTCTACGCCCTCGAGTTGTCTATAACTCTTTTGGTGACAAAATCGTCACCTCTTGTGGCAAATGCGCCTATTGCGTAAACAAGCGTGGAGCATATTTCTCACGTCTTTGCGAATGTGAATCTAACGATAACGCCTATACCTATTTTGCTACTCTTACATATTCTAAAAACTTCATTCCAAAGGCTTGGCTTGGCTACAATGGCGATAATACTTTCGATATTTTCTCCGTCTGTCGTAGGGATAAGGATAATTACGGCAATGCTCTCGCCCTTGATGTTAAATTTCCCCTTGAAAAGGCTGTCTGGATGTGTAACAAATGCAAACTTGGTGGCATGCACATTTCTTATCCTCTCAAATCTGATTTACAAAACTTCCTCAAACGTTTTCGCATTATTCTCAAACGTAAATATGGCATAAATGAAAAAATCCGTTACTACGCTGTATCAGAATACGGGCCTAAATCTTTCCGTATACATTTCCACCTCCTCTTTTACTTCGACTCTCCCGAAATCGCCTCGGTTGTTGGAAAAACTATACGTCAAGCGTGGCGCTTTGGTCGTGTCAATTACTCTAAATCAAGAGGACACGCTTCTAACTACGTTGCGTCTTATATCAATAGCGCTTGCGACTTACCCTCTATATATCAAAATCGCTTCCTTTGTCCGTTCTCCTCGCATTCTAAATACTTCGGTACGTCTTATTACCGCTATATTAAAAAAGAGATATATGCGGATGCCTCTTTCCTTGTTAATTCCCACAATCGCTTGCTTGGCTCTAAATCCGTTGAAATCTTTCCAAGCCGGTCGCTTAAATTACTATTTTTCCCCAAATGTAATGGCTTTTCTCGGCTCGATTCTGCGAACGCAATTGGCCTTTATCGCTTGTACTACACCGCCCAAAACGTCTTAGGCTATCAGTCTGTCCCCTCTCTTGCAAAGGCTCTGCATTCTGCTCTGCTCAATCATTCCATACCTATGTTTGATTGGCTTTATTATTTCTTAGGTCTCAAACCCGTTAAATGTTTCTATCCGCAACAAATTCAGCGTATAGAATCGCTTCTGTACACCTCTAAACACTTCATAGAGTTCTGTTGTGACGGCTCTATTGATTATGATGTTCATTTGGATAAAGTCCGTGCTATTTATAAATTTTGGTCAGACGTTGCTCTCCGGCAACTTTCTGATTTCTATTCTGCTCAAATCGCTCTTTCTGATGCTTGCACCGATAAATCCTCTTATGTTCGTAATCTCTTGCCTTTCTATCTCGATAACTGGCATAAGATTCTCCGCATATCCTACCATGATTTTGTAACTACCTATCTTAATGGCCGTAATACCTACTACTCTGTTCTACAACTATCTAATATTGCTAAATCTTTTGATGTTTCAGACGTTGAAATACACTTGCGTAAACTAATGCGTAAAATGCACAATGACGCTAACAATATGTTTTATTAACTAATTTATTTACTTATGTCTAAATCCTTATTTCAATTTAAAGACTTGAAAAACCACACACATAGAAGTGGTTTTGACCTTTCCAACAAAAATGCTTTCACCGCCAAAGTCGGTGAATTATTGCCGGTCTATTGGAAATTCGTAATCCCCGGTGACAAGTTCACCGCACAAGTTCAACACTTTACTCGTACGCAACCCGTTTCCACGGCTGCTTATACTCGTATTAAAGAGTATTATGATTGGTTCTTCGTTCCTATGCATTTGCTTTGGAAAAACTTTCCCACTGCTATTACTCAAATGAAAGACAATCCTGTGTCTGCCGTTTCGCTTAAGCAAAATGCTTCCGTTTCTTCTCAACTTCCATATTTCACTCTCGAGCAACTTTTTGCCCCTTGGGCTGAAGTCGATTCTGTCGAACAAGGTGCGCCCTCTGTTCTTACCGGTCTTTCCACCGGATATAATCCCGCCTCTATTGTAGCACAAGATAAGTCTCGTGGTAATAATTTCTTCGGCTTTTCTCGTGCGCATCTCTTTGGCAAACTCATGTCTTATCTCGGATATGGTCGTATTACTGACGAGTATATTAAAATTGCTACTGATTTCCCATCGTCAACCTCTGCAAAACAAAAAGGCTGTTATGCTAAAAATTTTGCTGTATCACCATTTCCGCTACTCGCTTATCAAAAAATCTATCAAGACTTTTTCCGCCGTCCCGAATGGGAATCTGCGAATCCATCTGCTTATAATATAGATTACGTTTCTGTCTATAATGGCGATACTTCTCGCCTTAATTTCCTCAAGGCTTCCGGCATTCTTCATGATGCAACTTCTACCTATTTCAATCAACTTGGTATGTTCGACCTACGCTATTGCAATTGGCAAAAGGATATGATAATGGGACTGCTTCCTAAATCTCAATATGGCGATGTTGCTTCTGTGGTTTCTGATGGTGTTCTCCCTTCTTCTACATCTTCTGTACAGGGTTCTATTTCTCAGTCTGCCCCTGGCGTATATAGTTCTAATGATAAATCATTTGTCTATTCTTCTGAAAATGTCACTGTCGATGGTTTTCAAGGTAATCTCTTGGCTAAAATTGATGGGAATCCGCTTCAAGGTGGTTCTCCTCTTTCTGCGCCACATGATCATTCTTTTTCATTGGCCGCTTCTAATGTTGCGCAAAAATTCTCCGCTTCTTTCGATCTTCTTCAACTTCGTGAAAAACAAGCGCTTCAGCGATGGAAAGAAATATCCTTACCGGATGGTCATGACTATTGCGAACAAATTTATAAGCATTTCGGTGTTCGCCCGTCTAATCACCTTGGGTACCTTTCTACCTATCTCGGTGGTTCGTCCTCTAATATCGATATAAACGAAGAAGTCAACTCTACACTTGACACACCGGACGCTCAACCTAATATCAAAGGCAACGGCACTGGTTCTAACAACTCTAAAGAAATCCATTTTGAGTCTAAAGGTGAATATGGTATTTTGATGTGTATTTATCACGCAGTTCCGCTTCTTGACTACGACTATACCGGTATTGACCAAACTTTATTGACTACTGATGCCAATGATTATCCTATTCCCGAGTTTGACAGCATTGGTATGCAATCTTTCTCCGGCTCTATCATTAGTAATGACCGCTTCACCCTCGAAAATAGAAAATCCGGTGGTCAAATCACCTTGCCTACTGATTTTGTAGGTTATGGTTCTCGCTATCTCCCTTGGAAGACTTCTATTGATGTCGTTAATGGTGCATTCCGCACAACTATGACACACTGGGTTGCACCCGTCACTCCGGACTATCTTCGTGATATGTTCGTAGGTGAAGACGGACGTTTCCTTTTCAACTATTCGTATCCGTTCTTAAAGGTTAATCCTTGGATTCTTAGCAGTAAGTCGATTTTCTTTGTTTCTCCGGATAGTACAGTAGATACCGACTGCTTGCTTGTCAATTCATTTTTTGACGTCAAGGCTGTCCGTAACCTCGACTATGATGGTATGCCTTATTAGTTGCTAACTTCAAATTTCTAATACAATGTCAGATACAAAACGTTTATTCAAAGGCTGTCCTCTTTGTGACCAACCTTTACAAATTTTCGCCGAACAATCGCCCGTTCATGAACTGCTTCACACTGAGGTCAAAACCGGTGATGAAACTATCGTTTTCGCACATTCCGATGTGTTCTTACTCTTCAATCAAGACCGCTTGGAGCGTACCCTCGGTGTAGATACTCTTCGCTCTTGGCTCAATGATGTCCGCCCCAACAATTCGCCTAATCTCAGCGCACAATTCAGCGATGAGCAATTGGCTTCGTTCATCAAGTCCAAATATGTGCAGTCTCTTTCTGAGGTCTCCGATTGGTATAACTATCTTCGACAAAATACCGCTAATATGCGCTCCTCGCTCGAGCGGTATGTTGCCCAATCCAAGTCTAAAGACGACCCCAAGACTAAGGACGACCCTAAAACTAAGGACGACCCTAAAACTAAGTAATAAAAACTATGAAAAACACCGCGGGGTTTTAGGGGGTGCGTAGCCCCCTATCTCCTCGCTTTTTAATTATTAAATCTTAAACTTATGGCTTCAAATTCGATTGGAAATGGTTCTACCTCTTTTGACCGCTCCACTTATAATCAATTGGTAAAAGGTGATTATGTGTATAAAGATGGTGGTAAACTTAATGGCTCTACCGATAGAACTAATCGTGCTAATTTGGCTATTGCTCGTGAAACTAATGCCTATAACTATCTCCTCGCTTCAAAGCAAAATGATTGGAATGTCGAACAATGGAATCGTGAAAACGCTTATAATACTCCGTCTGCTCAACGCCAGCGCTTGCTCGATGCCGGCTTAAATCCAAATCTTATGCTTGACGGAGGTGACGCCGGCAACGCCCGTGGACTTGATTCTGCCAACTATGCTAACGCTCAACCTACCACTATGCAGAATCCTGCACAAGAAAAACTCGGCATGCTTCAGTCTATTCAAGGCGTTTTGCAATCTGCTAATGAAACTGCTATGCAGTACGCTAAGCAACGCTCTGAAATTGCTAATCTTGATTCTCAAACTAATGCCCAAAACATACAAAATTCGTATCTTAGGCTTTTTCTTGATAAGAATTTGGAAAAACTCGGACATGATACTACGACATCTAAATGGATGTCTAAAAATAGTGAAGAGACTTATGCAAAAACGTGGTTGGAAAACAATTACATGCTTGCTTATGGTTTCAAGAAAGGTCGCTTAGAGAATAATCTCATTTCTCAGCAAATTTCTAACCTTATGACCGAGCAAGCTTTTACTAATGAACGCTCCAACATTTTGCAGAAGGAGTATCAATGGTTTGATGATAGGGCTTTAATGGAACTTTATGAAGCGTCAACCCGTGCAATGCTCAATGGCTCTAATGCTTACTATGCTATGCAACAAGCCTTTAACGTTCAAGAGCAAACTAAAGGTCTTAAAATGGATAATGATATGAAATCTAAACTATTTGATGATGTTTATAAGGCTTCGCAGGCTGATTTGCAAAAGACTCTTGGTTATTATGGCAAAAATCCTTATGAGTTCGGCTCTATGCTTAGACGCAATGAGTATTCTAATACTTATTGGTCTAATCGCTTCTCTCGTAATCGTGCCTTTAACGCTGCTCAAACCCCTGGCTTTATGGGTTCTGGTTTGTCTGCACCTAATTTTATGACTAATCTTGCTGATGTTCTTAATCTTTGGTAATGTGTGTAACCCTTACATCTTTGCGCGAAAGCGATGCGTCGTAACCGACGCATCCTAACTACCTTGTCCTACTATAGGCAAAGTGACACACTTTAAAATGCACTTATAAGCATACCTAAATGTGCGTGCGCATGCGTTTACGTATGTGCACGTATTTTTAGGTATGAGCGCAATAAGTGCAAATGGTTCGCTGTCCAATAGCACGTTTACCACGCAGAGGGCACGAGTGTACGAAGTGCGCTCGTGCCTATTCTCTTAAATTTTTTTCTCTCTCTGTATCTCTTTTTTAATACTTAAATTCTAACACTTCTTCTACTCTATGTAACTTCTCTTCCCCCATACGTTAGGGGGGAAAATAGGGGGGTGTCATAAAACTATGCTTTTAAACATATAAAAAAATTTGGTATATCAATTCTTCCGCTCTATCTTTGCGTCAAATAAATGTATATGATGTTATTCGGTATTTTACAAATAGTGATAACTCTATTTTTCGGAGTACTTTTTTATAAACTCATACGTGCTATCATTAATTATCTTAACCGACATTGATATTTATCATACTACAAATTATGGGAAAAACAAAAAGCTGAAAAAATACACCTTTTTTAGAACAAATGAGACATATTCAACATGCCTGCATGTAGCCATTACGACTTCTAAACACCAATGGTTTTATAACACATCAAACTGGAGCGGCTATATCTGCCTCGTAAAAAACTTGAATACAAACTCTGCGGCATAAGCTGCCTCTCGGCTTATGCCAAATAAGCCGAGAGGGCATTGAACCTCATCCGAGCCA